GTAGCGTTCTCTGAATAACTATATTTTGTTTTTGATTTAATCCAATAGGTAAATGCCCCTTTTTGTGTCAAACTTGCGGTGTAAGACGTTCCACTTAGCCCTGTAGCGATTAAACTTGAACTATCCCAACTCGCACCCTGTCTTATTTCGTAAGTTACGGATTCGTCCGAGCTACCTACCCAATTAAACTCAACTAAACGTTGATTTTGTGAAGCGTTAAAGTTTTGAATATCGCTAGGTTTAGCGTAAGGGTCGTTTATGTTTGTATAAATGATTACCGGCGCTTGACTTGCCAATTCATCGTTGTAAATATCGGGGTCATATTGTAGCCACAAGACCGTAAACACGCCCTCTTGTGTTTCTGCTACGCTTAAAACTTTAACCGGGAAATGCTCAAAGTTCATGACGAACTCGCTTAGGTCTATAACGTCTCCGATTTCGTAATTTCTAGCGCGGTGGTCTGTCGCCACCGAACCCGCGAAATAGCATCTAACATTACGGTTAAGGTAATACCAAGCATTACGAGAAGCCTGCTTGAAGTTAGTTACCGAATACATTTCAACCGAATGAGAGACAGCCGGCTCGTTAAAATATTGGTCTAATGTAGCGCGTGCGACACATTTCGCCCATTCTCCGCTTTCGTTTTCCGTATCGGTTATATTTGGCTCAATGTATTTTATGTCTAAGATGTCGTAACGTTCTTTACGTTCAAGGGTTTTAACACTTTCAGAACCTTGGATAATTGCATCTCGTGTTAAGACATGACTAACCGCCATCGGTTTATCAAGTTTGAATTGAATTTTATAGCCTTTTTTGACTAAAACCCCTCTACAATTCTTTTTAAATTCTTCGATAACGTCGGATACAAGCCAGTTGCTATCAAAAATCATATTGAAAGTGAAACGTTTATCGGAACTATCTACCGGGAAAGAAGTTTTAGCGAGTGCCGAAACAACCCCAACGCCGGTATTACTATCGGCATTATAAACATTAACAACCGCGCTAACGGTTGGGCTAGATTGTACAAGACTTATAATATCGCTTGCTTTAGTAGTTCCCGAAATAAAAGTAACGGTTATATCATCGCCGGATAGTGCTATTGAAGGCGTTGAGCCGGCAACATAAGTAATAGATAAAGCACGATTTGAATGTCTGCCTATCCATACTAGATTAGAATTCGCCGTACTAAAAGCGGTCGTATATTGATAATAACTTATAACTTGGTCGCAATAAGCCGCCGCTTCAATAAATGATGTTATATCGATAGCCGATTTGATTTTTGCATCATCTCTTAACCCGGTGTTTAAAACTCCAATTTTACCGCCATTATAGCAAGTTAAGAAATCGAGTAAGCACCAAGCGGGATTATTTGAATAAGCTTCGGTGTAAGAGTTTTCGTTTGTGTATATTCTTACTTTCCGACCTTCGATGATAGTCGTAAGGTTATATGAGCCGTCGATTTTGCTTGATACAGGAACTTTAATCGCTAAATAAGCATGATGTCTTAATCCGCCTACAACTTCCGCGCGTGCGGCATTAGTCGAACCCGGTATCATTGTACTAATGTTTTGTGTAGCCGTTCCGTAGTATTTTTCTACAGTGATTCCCGAAACATCGGCTTGTTTAATATCATTTAATCTTATGTCCGTATATGCGTTTACTTCACCTTCGGCAAAACTTACAATACGAGTAACATAAGAAGTAACATTATCATCTTGCCAAAGTCTATTACCCGCGACTTTAACTTTTCCGTATATCAAAGGAATTGGTAACGTGTTATTAGTTTGAGATTGTAAGGTTGTGCTTGCGTATGTAGGAGAAGTAGCAGAGCCTGTGCCTTCATCGTGCTTTGAACCTAAAGCTAAAGCAATACCGCCAAAGACTAAACCTACCGCCGCATAAGCAACCCCATAACCTATTAAGATAGCGGCTTGTACGCCGAAAATAGTCGTCGTGATTGTTGCCGGAATTGCTAGCGCAACCCAACCCGCAACCGCCGCGACTATTGATGAAATTATAGGCATTAGCTCACCACTCTAAAACATTTATATTCTTTAAACATATTTACGCGCCCTATTTGTAATGTATGGTCTTTAAAGACGTGGATTATTTTCCCAAATTCATAGTAAATAGCGACGTGTAGCTCGTCTCTGAAATTTGTTGCTATAATATCACCGGCTTTTAATTCGTCTTTCGATATTTCTTCAGTAAAACGTCTTAGTAATCGCATCCCATAAACATAGTTTCGATTATTGCTATCAAACTTCAAAGGGAAATGAGGCTTATCGGGGTTAAGGAAGTAAATAGGATAAAAACATCCCTCGTAATTACCATCCTCAAAAAACATATTATAAGGTCTTCCGACTTGTTTTAATAATTCTTCCATTTTAAGCCTTTATTACTGATTCCGCCGCAACCGAAGGATGTCCGCCGAAGTTTTCAACGTTGCCCAACCGCTTACAAGTCGTAAGTGTAAAATCGCACGTTGTAACCGTTCCGGTGTACCCGCATCGACAATCTTTAAACCTTTGCCATTGGCAATTAGTACCGTAAGTCATTCGAGGGCAACTTTGCTCATACCCGCCCAAATCTATTTCTATATTGATTTTTGCGGTTTCTAATGTCATTTCAAGGTTGTTAGCCTTGCCCGCTAAAAGTATGGTATCTTGTCCGGCGATTATCTCATTTGTTGAAGTATTGAGATAAACACCATATAAATTTACTTCTGCACCGGTTATCACATCGCCATGAGTCGATATTATTCCGCTTATAGCTTGATTGACATTTGAAACAGTTACACCGACTCTTAAAACCTCTGTGGTGTCCTCTTGTTTGATGTCCTCAACTTCGAGCGGCGCACCTAAATAATCTTTGCCGTCATAATTTAATAATTCCATTGTGTCATTCTGTAGAATATAAACAGAACCGCTAGAAAGAACCAACTCGAACAATACTCTTGGGATGATTTCATCTTTAGAATAAGGGTCTGTCGGGTCGGTTATGACAACTTCTTGAATCGGGATTTTGAAAGTTGAATAACCCATCTCCATAAGGTCAAAGTCTAACTCGTCCGTATCAAAACGCACATTGTATTCGTGACCGTCGCCGCCTTTATCGATTGCCCATATCCATTTAAAAGATTTAAACTTACCACGTTTAGCAATAAAGAAAGCTTCGATTAACTCTCTATTTTCTTGATTCTTCTCGAATTCCAACTCCCACCCTTTTAATGGGGTAGTCCACAAGCTACGCGCCGCTTGATTAGCGGTTATAGCTTTATCTATAAGAGTATTGAAATTAGTTGTAGTATCGTATTTTGCTTTATAATAAAAATCGAAGTTTGCCGGTGGAGTGTATACGTTTCTATCAATAGCGTAGAAAGTTAATTGCATACTTTCGCCGTAGCCCATTTCTATAATGGTACGTTTGAATTCGTCAATATCAAGCCGGCAAGTATATGTTTTATCGTTGCCACCCTTTGATTTAGCCCAAGTAAATAGAAATTCGTTACTTTTACCCATGCAAGCAATAAAAAACGCCTCTAGCGCTTCTCTTTGCGTTTGTCCTTTATTAAAATTAAGGGTAAAATATCTTGCGGGGAAGGTCTTAACAGGGAAGCGTTGTTCATTCCCTGTCGCCTTCTTGCTTATTTTTGTTTCAAAACTTACTTTACTTGAATAAGTATTGTTATATTCTAAATCAAATACTGTCGTCATACATTTTTAACCTTAGTTCTAAATCCGCCTTGATTGTAATCTAGCGCCTCGCCCATCATCTTAACAATTGCGGCTTTGCTTTCGGGTTTTTGCAAGGTTTTAATGGCGTTGTCTCCGTTCATCGTTTCAACCTTAAAAGTGTTAGAAACAATAACAGGTTGTACGCTTTGACCTTGTGAATCGCCGCCGCCGCCTAAAATGCCTTTAGTTTCTTGATTGGTGAATACTTTTGTCTTGTTTGTTGGTACGACAAGCTCCTCGCCACGTTCACCCGCTATAAATGGACGTGTAGAATCGGGATTCCCA